AGCGGGCAGAGACTTTGCCCATTTACCAAAGTATAACACAAAGCAATGGAATATCCTAGAGATATTTTTGTTGCATAAACCCAGCAAAAAAACTATAATGGAAAGGAGAGGAGTTTTATGGGATATGGCCGATGCACCAGACGAAAAGAGATCCAATGAAAAACCATTCATGAGGGAAAAGATCGTAAAGCCCCCGCTCAGCAGACGGCAGACTGCGGTCCGCGTTTTCCGGCTGTTTTTAAGTGCGGTCATTTTCGGGGTCGTGGCAGCGGTAAGCTTTGTGGTCTCAAGGCCGCTGGCGGAACGGTTCCTGGGAAAGGGACCGGAGACGACTCCGGCGCCTACCATTACCATCGAGCGGGATGAACCGGGAAAAGAGGAGGAGACCCAGACGGCGGAAAGCGAATCCCTGCCGCCGGAGAGCCAGTCGGAGGCAGCCCGGGAGGAGATCGAAGGGATCGTAAAAAAAGAGCTGGAGACCTTTGACTGGACCAGGGACAAGGTGGAAGGCATGAACCAGGTCCTTCAGGAGATCGGCAGGGAGGCCGATCAGAGTATCGTGACCGTATCCTCCGTAAAGCACCAGGTGGACTGGTTCGACAATCCGGTGGAGAGCACTGGTCAGTATGCGGGGATCATCCTGTCCATAAGCCGCGGGGAGATCATGATCCTGACGGGTACTGCGGCAGTGGAGGAGGCCGACTCCCTGCGTGTGGTTTTTAAAGACGGAAGCACAGCGGCTGGAACGTTAAAGCAGAAGGACACCCTGGGCGGCCTGGCTGTGGTGTCGGTGGCAGAGGCAGAGGTCCCGGATTCCACAAGGGAGAGGATCGGAGCTGTGGAGCTGGGGAATTCGTACAGTCTGGAGACCGGAGACCTGGTGATCGCTGTGGGCGGCCCCGCCGGGATCGTCCATTCCGTAAAACAGGGGGCCGTTTCCTATGTGGCTGGGAACGTCCAGACCGCAGACGGACAGATCCGCGTTCTTTATACAGACTGCGGCTGCGAGACCGGAAAAGGAACGTTCTTTTTAAACATGTCCGGAGAGCTGGTAGGCTGGGCCACAGGGCTTTACGGGACGGAAGACCGCCATGGGTTTACCATTGCGCTTCCGGTATCTGAGTATAAAGGAAATCTCCAGAAGCTGATGAATGGGATCCAGATCCCGTATATGGGCTTAAAGGGCCAGGACGTCAGTGAGGCCATGCAGGCGGAGGGGATCCCCAGGGGACTTTATATCACGGAGGCCATTGCTGACAGTCCGGCATATCTGGCCGGGATCCAGGCAGGGGATATCCTGACCAGGATCCAGGGAGCGGAGATCTGCTCCATCCGGGATTACCAGGCGTGTCTGGAGGACCAGGCGGCCGGGACCGAGGCCACAGTGACGGTCCAGAGAATGGGACTGGGAGAATATAAGGAAATTGAATACAAAGTGATCATTGGAGCCAGGTGATTCGCCTGGCTCATGATGTCCGGGGCCGGGAGAACGGATCCGGCATATAAAAGGCTGACGCCGGATATGAGGATACCGGAAAATCGGCGGGAGATTGAAGAAGGGAGAAATTATAGTATGAAATATATCGAAACATTCCGGGAGGGCGCTCACATATCCGAGGTATATCTGTGCAAGACAAAGCAGATCGCACTGACGAAAAACGGAAAGGAGTATGGCTCTCTGACCCTCCAGGACAAGACGGGGACCGTAGACGCGAAGATCTGGGAGCTGAATTCTCCGGGGATCAATGAGTTTGCGGCCATGGATTATGTGTTCGTGGACGCAGACGTGACGGTGTTCCAGGGGGCCTTTCAGTTAAATGTAAAGAGGATCCGCAAGGCCGATGAGGGAGAATACAGGCCCGGAGATTATCTGCCGGTGACATCCAAGGATGTAAAGACCATGCAGCATGAGCTGACCCAGTATATCACCACCATCCGGAATGAGTACCTCAGAAAGCTGGCCGCCGGCTTTTTCATGAACGACGCTGCCTTTATGAAGGCATTTTCCTTCCATTCTGCGGCCAAGAGCGTTCACCACGGCTTTGTGGGAGGGCTTCTGGAGCACACCTTAAGCGTTGTGAAGATGTGCGATTATTTCAGTAAACAGTATCCGGTCTTAAACCGGGACCTGCTCTTAACGGCCGCCATGTTCCATGATATCGGAAAGACAAAGGAACTGTCTGCGTTCCCGGAGAACGATTATACCGACGAGGGACAGCTCCTGGGCCATATCATCATCGGTGTCCAGATGCTGGAGGAGAGGATCGCCGCCATGCCCGGCTTCCCAAAGAAGCTGGAGCATGAGCTGATCCACTGTATCCTGGCCCATCACGGCGAGCTGGAGTACGGCTCTCCCAAGAAACCGGCCCTGATCGAGGCGCTGGCCCTGAATCTGGCCGACAATGCCGACGCGAAGCTGGAGACCATGACCGAGATCTTAAAGGGCGCAGGCGACAACATGGGCTGGCTGGGCTATAACCGGTTCATGGAAAGCAACGTGAGACGGACCAGCGACGGCCAGGAGAAATAACCGGAGGACGGAATATGAAGAAAAACGACGTATTTACCGTGACCATTGAAGACATGGGCGAGGATGGGGCCGGAATCGGAAAAACAGACGGCTACACCTGGTTCATCAAGGACGCGCTCATTGGGGATGTGATCCAGGCGTCGGTGATGAAGATGAAGAAAAATTATGGCTTTGCCAGACTGGTGAAGATCCTGGAGCCTGCGCCGGGACGGGTGGAGGCCCGGTGTCCGGTGGCCAGGGCCTGCGGCGGCTGTCAGCTCCAGGAGCTGGATTATAGGGAACAGCTCCGGTTCAAGGAGAGAAAGGTCTACAATCATTTAAAGAGGATCGGCGGCATGGACCGCCTGTTCCTGCCGGAGGACCGGGAAAAGGCCGCGGGCGTTCCGAATGCCGTGGTCATGGAGCCCATCATCGGCATGGAGGACCCCTGGCGTTACCGCAACAAGGCCCAGTATCCGGTGGGCCTGGGAAAGGACGGGCAGCCGGCGGCGGGATTTTATGCGGGACGCACCCACTCCCTGATCCCGGCTCCGGGGCTGGACTGTCTTCTGGGCTGCCAGGAAAATAAGGAGCTTCTGAAAATTATCCTGGATTTCATGAAAGAATATAAAATACCGCCCTATGACGAGGCCGCCCACCAGGGCCTGGTGCGTCATGTGCTCTTAAGAAAGGGATTTTCCAGCGGCGGGCTTATGGTCTGCCTGGTCATCAACGGAGAGGAGCTGCCTCACGGCGGGGAGTTGGCGGAGCGGTTAAGGGCGGCAGGTGTCTCCAGTGTATCGTATTCGGTCAACATGGAGCGGACCAACGTGATCATGGGCACAAGGATCGTAGACCTTTACGGCCCCGGCTATATCACAGATACCATCGGTGATATCGAATACCGGATCTCCCCCCTTTCCTTTTACCAGGTGAACCCAGTACAGACGGAAAAGCTTTACGGCACGGCCCTGGAATTTGCAGATCTTTCCGGCGGCGAGACGGTCTGGGATCTTTATTGCGGCATCGGGACCATTTCGTCGTTTCTGGCGAAGAAGGCCGGGAAGGTCTACGGCGTGGAGATCATTCCCCAGGCCATTGAGG